CGTTACATTGCAGGGCAATATCGATGCAGAAGCAACAGCGCGTGCTGCTGCAGATACTACACTTCAGTCTAACATTACTGCAGAAGCTACAGCTCGTACGAATGCTGATGAAACACTCACAACTGGCTTAGGTAACCTTTCCGGTGTTACTGATGCTGGTACTGCTCGTACAAACCTTGCTGTTTACAGTAAAACAGAAATGGATGCGGCGCTGCTCCTTGCCGGTGCAAGATTCATCACTGAGATCCTTACGGTCACAGCCGATGCAATCACGTTGACACATGCTCCTAAAGATGGTGTATTGTTCAACTTCGGTACAGTACGTCACACAGATGCTAACTTTGTATCTTACGACATTCCTGCAACAGTTGGTGGATCTGCCACTGTATACAACCTTGCCCCGAACGCTTCTGGCGACTTCGACGGTAAAGCAGTTGTTGTACAGTACGCATACACACCTGCATAATTGAAGCATTATCAGGGGGCTTAGGTCCCCTGATAACTCATTGATGAATACCGATGAGGTTAAATAGGATTATAAAATGGCTATAGTAAAAAGACAGGCAGATGTTCAATTAACACAGTTGACAACAGGCGCGCCTGTGGAGTATGATACGTTTGCAGAAGTAGCTACAGCACTTTCAAATATTGTGTCAAAACTCGATCTGATTACTGTTACGTCCGATATAAACCTTGATAATATTAACCTTGATAATCTTACGGAGGCACTTAGCGCAGGTACTGTAGAAGATTTTGAAATAGCTTTGGTTACAGCAGCTTCTGAATTACCTGATGGGACATTCTCGCTAACCAATATTGGCGACATCGATGATTTTGAAATGTCTTTAATTAACTAAGGAAAGAAAAAATGGCAGTTATTTTATACAAAGGCCCAAACAAGACTGTTGCTACCATAGCAGCTAGAAATGCAATTGCAGTTAAACATGACAGTATGGTTGTTACCGTACTTGATGCAATAGCAGATCCTGCCGCCGGTGCTGGGATTGCAACGTTTCGTTGGGTAGAATCCACATCGGCATGGATTTTAGTTTCAAAGTCTGGTGTCGAAAGTATTAACTTTGAAACAGAAGAGTTACTAATCTCTAACGGATCGGTAACACCTTCAAACGTTGCTATAAGCGGCAATTACTGGAATATAGTAGTTGTTAATGGCGATGTTATTCAGGCAGAACTCAAACTAGAAAATCTCACATCAAATCTAAATAGCATTTCGGGACTAGATGATTACAATGGTTTATCTTTAAGAGTAACGTATGCTTACGGTACAGTAGGTCAACAGGTAACTGACTATGTTGATTTTAAAGCAGCGGAAATCCAAGCAAACCTTGACGGCTTTTCAGGTACCGTCGCAGAATTTGAGGCAGAACTATAATGGTAAATTTAGCACAACGAATTGGTCAAGAATTTAAAAGTGTTCGTGATAACGAAATCACAAATCTCCAGGCAGCAGATGTTACCCTTCAAGGTAATATTGATACCGAAGCTTCTACAAGAGCAACTGCAGACTCCACACTACAGGCCAACATTGTTGCAGCAGAAGCAGCAGCAATTGCAACAGCAGCAGCAGATGCAACTTCAAAAGCAAATGCAGCCGAAGCAGCAGCTACAGCAGCAGCAGCAACAGACGCAACTTCAAAAGCAAATGCAGCAGTAGCAGCGGCAAACAGCAACACAGGGGATCGCGAATCAGCTATCACCACAGCATACCAGACTTACGCAGACGCGGCAGAAGCAGCTGCGAATACGTATGCAGACGGTGCCGTTGCGACTGAAGCTAGCGCTCGCGCTGCTGCAGATACCGCATTGCAGAACAGCATAGATGCTGAAAATGCAAGAATTGATGCTATCCTCAATGCCTCTACTGCTGATAAAGACACCTTTGCAGAAATCGTTTCATTCATCAATGCAGTTGATACAACAAATGATACAGCTCTAGGTACTGAAATTACTACAAGAGCAGCTGCAGATACTACTCTTCAAGGTAATATTGATGCTGAAGCTAGTGCAAGAGCATCCGCTGATACTACGCTGCAAAATAACATCAACACTGAAGCTAGTGCAAGAGCATCCGCTGATACTACGCTGCAAAATAATATCAACGCGAAGCTCGCAGCATCTCACGATATGACTTTGACTTTGTCTGGTGATGTTTCTGGATCTGCAACATTTACTAATATGGCTGATGCCACTCTTAGTGTTGCACTAGGCGCAAATACTGTAACGTCAAGTGAACTATCTGGTGCTACTTCTCTTGTAATTTATAACTCTGCTGGTACTGCATTAAAAACTCTGTTCGGCGCAGGATCATAAATAAAAGAAAATAGGAATTTAACATGGCAAACCCAACTACCAGACAAGGACTTATTGATTATTGTTTAAGACGACTAGGTGAGCCTGTTATAGAAATCAACGTCGACCCTGACCAATTAGAGGATAGGGTCGACGAAGCAATTCAATATTGGCAAGAGTTTCACGCCGACGCGACATATAGAACATATGTTGCACACCTCGTAGGTGACAGCGATGTATCAAGAGAATACATTGAAACAACCGACGATGTTCTATTTGTATCAAAATTATTCCGAATTTCTTCTTCATTTAACAATTCAATGAATTTCTTTGATATTAAATATCAAATGATGCTAAACGATATCGCTGATATGCAAAACTTCGCCGGTGATCTTGCATATTACGACCAATTAAATCAATATCTTTCTATGCTTGATATGAAATTAAACGGTGAGCCACAGACTACATATTCGCGTAGTATGAATCGCCTCTATATTCACGGAGATTTTTCCGATAAAGACATTCAAGCCGGCTCATATATAATTTATGAAGCATATAAAACTGTAGATCCAGGAACATTTGGTAAAGTTTATAACGACATGTGGCTTAAAGAATATACCACAGAGCTTATTAAACAACAATGGGGATCTAATCTGAGTAAATTTGAAGGCATGCAAATGCCTGGAGGTGTCACTCTTAATGGTAGACAATTGTATGATGATGCCACTGCCCAAATAGAAAGACTCAGGGAAAAGATTCGCACTGACTTTGAAATGCCGACGGATTTCTTTGTAGGATAATATAATGGCAACTAGTGTATATTTCAGTCAAAGAGTCAAATCCGAACAAAATTTATATGAAGATATAATTATTGAATCTTTAAAAATTTACGGCCAAGACGTATATTACCTTCCCAGAACTATCGTCAATGAAGATAAAATTCTCGGTGAAGATGTTCCATCAAAATTTAGTGCGGCATACCAAATTGAAATGTATGTTGAAAACATTGAAGGCTTTGATGGTGAAGGTGATATTTTTGCCAAGTTCGGCGTTGAAATACGAGATACTGCTACATTCGTTGTATCACGAAGACGGTGGGAAAGTACTGTAGCTCGAATTGACAATATCTTAGAAACATCTAGACCAAACGAGGGAGATATCATTTATCTTCCTCTATCAAATTCAATGTTTCAAATTATGGCAGTCGAGCATGAATCCCCATTTTACCAGTTAAGCAACCTACCTACATATAAGCTACGTTGTGAACTCTTCGAGTATTCTGGCGAAGATTTTGACACAGCCGTTGCGGCGATTGACGATATTGAGCGTAGGTATGCTTACAAGTATCTTACTACCCTTGATAGTGCATCTGCAGGTTGGATTGTAGGAGAAACTGTTAATCAAACTCTATCAACCGGTACGGTTATATCAGGAGAAGTTGCTGGATTCTCTGCTTCAGACAATGTCTTACAACTTATTCATGTCGGTGCAGATGATGGCAATTATCATAGCTTTATAATAGGTGAGCAGATTACCAGTACTAGGGGATCTACTGCGTTGGTTACTGCAGTAGCTGAGGATAACCAGTTATCCGAAACTGAAGATAATGACTTTTTTGATACCACTGAAACAGATCTTGAATTCTTAGATTTCAGTGAAACTAATCCGTTTGGAGATCCACAGTAATGTTAGGTAATCATTTTTATCACGAACGCATTAGAAAAAGCGTTGCCATGTTTGGCTCTCTTTTTAATAACATTTACGTTGTTCGTACAGATTCTTCAAATAAGGTTATAAGCCAGGCAAGAGTTCCTTTGTCATATGCTCCTGCTACAAGCTTTTTAGACAGAATAAGAGAAAATCCTGACTTAGAACAAGATACTAAAGTTGCCATTAAACTTCCTCGTATGTCATTTGAGATTATTTCATATCAGTATGATTCACAGAGGCAGCTTCAAAAAACAAATAATATTAACCGAACTTCTGGTGACTCTACTACGCGCAATAAGTTTTATGCGTCTACTCCTTATATAATTGGATTTCAGCTTAACGTCTATACTAAAACCCAAGATGATGCTTTACAAATCATTGAACAAATTCTGCCATACTTTGGTCCTCAGTATACGTTAACTATTAAACCATTCGCAGATTTTAGTGATATTAAAGAAGATGTTCCTATCACGCTTAACGGTATTTCTTATACTGATGCCTACGAAGGTGCTTTAGATAGTAGACGTATTATTCAGTATACATTAGACTTCCAAATGAATGCGAACTTCTATGGAGCAGTTCAAGAAGCAAGTATTATTAGGAAACCTATTGTTGATATATATTCTGGTAGAACTGAAATAGATTCCGATGGTGCATTTGATCTTTATAGCCCATCAGTAAGAATTGAAGTAAATCCAAACCCTCTTAATGCAAGTCCAGATAGCGACTACGGGTTTACTACTACAATTTATAGTTATGAGGATAGTGCATAATGGATGAAGAAAAAAACAAACATTATCAAAACGATTATGAATATTCCAGAACCGTTTTATACGATTTAATTTCAAAGGGTACTGATGCTCTTGAAAATATGATTGAAGTGGCTAGAGAAAGCGAGCATCCTAGAGCTTACGAGGTTCTTGCCACATTAATTAAAAATACGGCTGACGTTAATGATAAATTAGTCGACCTAAATAAAAAGCACAAAGATATCAACTCAAAATCAGCTCCTACACCTATTGAAGGTGGATCAACGACTAATAATGTTTTTATCGGCTCAACAACAGATCTACAACGTATGCTTCAAGATGTGCATGCTAAACAGGTGGAGAGTAACGTGGTGGATATTACACCACATTTAAAAGATGAATAATATTGTAAATGGCAATGAGGGCTACTTAGGTAATCCGAATGTGAAACGTGACGGAATTGTTCAAGGTTGGACTCAAGAAAATATTCTTGAATACCAAAAGTGCATGAACGATCCCGCATATTTTGCTATAACATATTGTAAGGTTATTTCACTTGATAAAGGTCTAGTTCCTTTTAAGCTTTATCCGTATCAAGAAGAAATGTTCGACCACTTTAACGAGAATCGATTTTCTATCGTTCTTGCTTGCCGGCAATCAGGTAAATCTATTTCATCGGTAGCGTATCTCCTTTGGTACGCAGTATTCCATTCTGAAAAGAATATTGCTATTCTAGCAAATAAAGGTGCTACTGCTAGAGAGATGCTAGCCCGCGTTACATTGATGTTGGAAAACCTACCGTTCTTTCTACAACCAGGGACTAAAGCGCTAAACAAAGGTTCTATTGAGTTTAGTAACAACTCTAAGATTCTTGCTGCAGCAACATCTGGTTCATCTATTCGTGGTTTGTCTATTAACCTTCTATTCCTTGACGAATTTGCTTTTGTTGAAAATGCAACACAATTCTATACGTCGACATATCCGGTTGTTTCATCAGGTAAAGATACAAAGGTTATTATTACTTCAACGGCTAATGGTATTGGTAACCAATTCTATAGTATTTGGCAAGGTGCTTTACAAAGCACAAATGCATATAAACCATTTCGCGTCGATTGGTGGGATGTTCCAGGCCGTGATGAAGCTTGGAAAATAGAAACAATTGGCAATACATCACAATTGCAGTTTGACCAAGAATTTGGTAATGCGTTTTTTGGACGAGGTGATACTCTAATCAACGCCGAAACCCTTATGAGGTTAAAGGCTGTAGAACCTATTCGAATTCTTGAAGCCGGTGATATGCTTGTTTATGAGGAAACAAAGGATGATCACCAATATATTATTTTAGTTGATGTTGCGAAGGGAAGAGGACAGGACTATTCTACTTTTAATGTGATCGACATAACTGAGCATCCATTTAAGCAAGTTGCAGTTTATCGATGTAATACTATCTCGCCTATTCTCTTCCCCGATATTATTTATAAGTATGCGATTTCCTATAATAATGCGTATGTTATTGTTGAATCAAATGATCAGGGCACTCTAGTAACAAGAGGGTTATATCACGACTTAGAATATGAGAATATTCACGTCAGTTCCGTAAGTAAATCGGATGGTGTTGGTATTAGTATGGATCGTAAAGTGAAAAGACTTGGCTGTTCTGGTATTAAAGATATTATTGAAAATGATAAATTAGTTATTAATGATACTAATACAATTATGGAAATTTCTACCTTTATAGCTAAAGGACAATCATATGAAGCGAGTGACGGAAACCATGATGACTTAATGATGAACTTAGTAATGTTTGGATATTTTGCGCTATCAGAAATGTTCCAAGACATGACTGACATTAATTTAAAGCAAATGTTACATAATGAAAGAATGAGATCAATTGAGGATGACTTGGTGCCATTTGGCTTCATTGATGATGGTAGTGACGCTATAAATACGATTGAAAGGGAAGATCATCCATGGGCAGTCGACTACGCCCATCAAGACTTCTAAATAAGCTTTAGTATAAATACACATAGTATTTGAAAATAAACGTATTATGACAAGCTTATAATTTAACTCAAAGGAAAAGAGTCATGGCAGTATCAGAATCTCCAGCGATTACCGTTAAAGAGATCGATCTTACCGGCGTTGTCCCAAATGTCGGATCCACTACTGGTGCTTTTGTAGGTAATTTCAACTGGGGTCCAGTTGATAGTGTTACATTAGTATCGGATGAGGCAGGATTGGTATCGGTCTTCGGTAGTCCAGATAAAACAAATTCAATTGATTTTCACTCAGCAGCATACTTCTTACGTTATGCAAGCTCTCTCTATATTGTACGAGAAGCAACACAAGGTTCAGGCGAAAGCTTAAATGGTGGTGATTCCGACGCAACATTCACAGCTAGAGTAAAAAATCAGGTTTCATTCGATTTCCAAGAAGATGCTTTGGATTCAGATGGACACACATTCATCGCTAAATATCCAGGAGCTCTTGGCAATTCATTAAAAGTTTCATTCTTAGGCGCAGTTGATAGCGCTGATGATGTTGCGTTTACTGGTTGGACGTACGAAGATAACTTTGACGCGGCTCCAACAACATCCGCGTATGCTGCAGCCAGAAATGCTTCTGGTGATGAAATGCACGTAGTAGTTATTGATCAAGACGGTGCTTTCACGGGCGCACGTGGAACTGTTCTAGAAACATTCCCATTCGTTTCTCTTGCGGCAGATGCAAAAGCTGCTGATGGAACTTCAAACTACATTAAAGACGTAATCAATTCAAGATCTAACTACGTGTGGTTAGCTGGTTTTGGTACAGCAAGTAAGTTTGATGCCGATGCAGGTACAAATGCTACTTCGGGTAAAGACTATAAATTGGCTTCTCCGGCGGCTGTAGAAATTTCGTTTGTTAATGGCTCAAATTCTGCGGCACTAACAACATCAGAATATGCAACAGGCTTTGATAGATTTGAAGACGCTGATAATATTCAGGTAGATTTCTTAATTGCGCCTGGCATGGTAAGCCGAACAGATCAAACGGCAGTAGTTAATGATCTTATTGCAATTGCTCAAGGCACTCGTAAAGACTGTGTTGTTGTTGCATCCCCTGCTCGTTCTGATGTTGTTACATCAAATGATGTTAATAACGATATTATCACAACAGCTAAAACGTTTACATACTCTTCTTACTTATTCATGGATAACAACTATCTTAAAGTATATGATAAGTATAACGATCAATACATCAAAATTCCTGCTGCTTCTTCAACTGCCGGTATTATGGCGGCATCTGACAATGATCAAGCTGCGTGGTATTCACCAGCCGGTCAGAGACGTGGTGTTTATTTAGGTGTAACCGGTCTAGAGTACTCACCAAATAAATCCGAGCGCGATCTGTTATATCGTAATAGCATTAACCCAATTGCTAACCTTCCTGGTCAAGGTATCCTACTTTACGGTGATAAAACACACATGGCTCGTCCAAGTGCATTTGATCGTATCAACGTACGTAGACTCTTCCTCGTCCTTGAAAGAGCAATTGCTCTTGCCGCACGTAACGTGATGTTCGAATTCAACGATGAGTTTACTCGCGCAGAATTCACGAACATTGTTGAGCCATTCCTTAGAGAAATCCAAGGTAGACGTGGTATCACTGACTTCCGTGTTGTATGTGACGAAACAAATAACACAGCAGCAGTCATTGATAGAAACGAATTCATCGCAAGCATCTTCATCAAACCAGCACGTTCAATTAACTTCGTAACGCTTAACTTCGTTGCAGTTAGAACCGGTGTTGAATTTGAAGAAGTTGTTGGCTCAGTATAATAGACGTTAGGAGAAAATAAATGGCTATTCTTGGAGTAGACGATTTTAAAGCCAAATTAAAAGGTGGTGGCGCACGTCCTAACCTCTTTAAGGCGACAATCAACTTTCCGGCTTATGCAGGTGGAGATGTAGAACTTACATCTTTCATGTGTGAAGCTGCACAACTTCCTGGATCAATTATGGGTGTAGTTACTATCCCATTCCGCGGAAGACAACTTAAAATTGCTGGCGATCGTACGTTTGATACGTGGACGCCAACAATCATTAACGATACTGATTTTGCAGTTCGTAACGCGATGGAGCGTTGGATGAATGGTATTAATGCCCACAAGGCAAATACCGGTCTTACAGCTCCAGTAGATTACAATGCCGACCTATTGGTTGAGCAATTGGATAGAGACGAAAGTGTTCTGAAGACATACAACTTCCGTGGTTGCTTCCCAACAAACATCTCGCCAGTTGATTTGAGCTATGGCGCAAACGACGATATCGAAAGATTCCAAGTTGAGTTCCAAGTTCAGTATTGGGAATCAAACACGACTTCTTAATAAGATCATATATACTACTGGACCAGGCCTTAATTGGCCTGGTCTTAACTAATAATAGGATTTAATATGGCCGATAATTCGTTGAAACTTTTTGGGTTTGAGATTGCAAGATCTAAAACTAAAGAGAAAGAAGAAAAGAAACTGAAGTCTATTGTACCAACAGTAGATGAGGACGGAGCAGGATATGTTTCGGCCGCAGGTGCTCATTACGGTCAATATGTAGATTTAGATGGCGATAAGTCTAAAGACAACGCAACATTAATTCACAAATATCGTGGCGTGGCAATGCATCCTGAAGTTGATGCGGCTATCGAAGATATTGTGAATGAAGCGGTATCGGGTGGAGATGAGATTGCTGTTAGCCTTAATATGGATAACATTGAGGTCTCAAAGGGAATTAAAAGTAAAGTAATTGAAGAATTCGACCATATTTTGTATATGCTCAAATTTAATGATTTGGGTCATGATATTTTTAGAAAATGGTATGTTGATGGAAGATTAAACTTTCACGCTGTAGTTGATGAGTCAAACTTAAAGGCCGGTATTCAAGATATTAGACCTATTGATTCCGCTAAAATGCGTAAAGTAAAAGAAGTTAAAAAGACAAAAGATCCTATTACAGGCGCAAGCTTAGTTGAAGGTTCTACGGAATACTACATTTATCAAGAAAAACCTGGAGAACAGAATAGCGGAATCAAATTAACAAAAGATTCAGTTGTTTACGTCACATCGGGTTTGCTAGATGCTACTCAAAAGAAAGTAGTATCTTATATACATAAAGCTCTTAAACCAATTAATCAATTGCGGATGATGGAAGATTCTCTTGTAATCTATCGTCTAGCAAGAGCACCAGAACGCAGAATTTTCTATATCGATGTAGGCAATATGCCTAAGGGCAAATCTGAAGAGTATATGAAAGGTATCATGGCAAGATACCGTAATAAACTTGTATATGATGCTTCAACTGGTGAAGTTAAAGATGATCGTAAGCATATGTCTATGCTTGAGGATTTTTGGCTACCTCGTAAAGAGGGTGGAAGAGGAACTGAGATTAGTACTCTTCCGGGAGGTGAAAACCTCGGTCAGATTGATGATATTATTTATTTCCAAAAACGTCTTTATAGATCACTTAACGTTCCGATTGCTAGATTAGAACAGGAACAACAGTTTTCATTAGGAAGATCTACTGAAATTTCTAGAGATGAACTTAAGTTCCAAAAGTTTATTGATAGATTGCGTAAACGTTTCTCTATGTTATTTAGAGAACTTCTTAAGAAACAACTTCTTCTTAAAAATATCATTACCGAAGATGATTGGGAAACCTGGTCAAATGATATTATTTTTGAATTTGCTAGAGATAACCATTTCTCAGAATTAAAAGATGCAGAAATGTTAAGAGAAAAACTACAATCTCTAGATCAAGTACAAAATTATGTTGGCGAGTACTTTTCTAAAGAGTGGGTAATGAAAAACATTCTTAAATTTGATGATGATGAAATTTCACTTATGACAAAGCAAATCAACAAAGAGATGCCTGAAAATGATGAAGTTGAGGCTCACAACACTGAAGTTAATGACCAAATTCAAGCCGATCGAGATGCCGCTGCGGCTGACCGTGAAGCTAAAGCTGCAAAGTCAGCTCAATAATAATTTATATATAATCACAGCGAAATACAGGAGTTATTATGTCTGAAGTAGAAGAAAGAAATCCATTAGAGAATATGATTGACTTTGCATCAAACGCAGAGTTTAATAAAGCTAATGACGTTTTTGATGATGTTCTGAGACAAAAAGTATCAGATGCACTTGAACAAGAAAAGGTTGCATTATCACAAGAAATGTGGGGCAATGCATCTGCTGAACAAGAAGCTATGGAAGTTGATTTAGATATTACCGATGAAGATCTAGATGCAGCTGCTGAAGAATATGTTGAAGAAGACGAAGATTAAGTTAAAAGTTTAAAACATATAAATACATTAGAATATAAAAAGTGTATCCATGAAAACATTTAGACAAATACGTGAAGCTAAAAATACTATGCCACCTGGTGAGCACGTGTTTGACGCTAAAGTAAAAGGCTATAAGGTCATGGTGCATAAACAAAAGAATAAGTTTGTAGCTTATGTAGACAATGAGAAACTAGACGAATATTCGTCACTCAATGACGCTAAAAGGGCTGCTAACGAGTTTATAAAAATGGCAGGGGCTAAGTAATGAAGCTTATTACAGAGTATACCGAGACAGACGTTCAATGTCTTGTTGAGAAAAAAGAAGACGGTTCGAAGAACTATGTCATTGAAGGTATCTTTGCCCAGGCTGAAGGTAAAAACAGAAATGGTCGCATCTATCCAAAGAACGTTATGGAAGGTGCAGTAAACAAGTATTACACAGACCAAGTTAAAACTAAGCGCGCAGTTGGGGAACTAAATCATCCCGATGGTCCAACTGTAAACTTAGATAAAGTATCCCATCTTATCACAGACCTCAGAATTGAGGGAAATGATGTGATGGGTAAAGCACGTATTTTGGATACTCCAATGGGTCAAATTGTAAAAGGTTTGCTTGAGGGCGGTGTTCAACTAGGTGTTTCAACTCGTGGTATGGGAAGCCTTGAGAATAGAAACGGCGTTATGTATGTCAAAGAAGACTTTATGTTAAACACGATTGACATCGTCCAAGATCCATCTGCACCGAATGCTTTTGTTAATGGTATTATGGAAGGCGTAGACTGGGTATGGAATAATGGCGTTATCGAATCTAGGGAAATTGAAAGAATAGAGACTGAAATTAAGAAAGCTCCGAGAACTGATCTTTATGAGACACAGGTTCGCGAGTTCAAGAATTTCCTCTCGTTGATGAAAAACAAATAAGGAGTCAATTATGACTGATCAAGTAAATCAGGATATTGAGCTCGATGATGACGAGAATGTTGTTGAGGCTCACGATCCGAAAAATGCAGAAGATCAATCTGTTAAATCTGTAAAAGGCGCAGAAGCCGCAGGTAAAACAGCTCCAGCTCGCAAGGGTGACAAGAAAAACTCTGATAAATCAGATCTAACAGCTACTGCTAAACCATCTGGTTTACAAGCTGAAGATTACGATTTCTCGGGCGATCTTGACGCACTTGTAAACGAAGAAGCTACTCTTTCAGAGGGTTTCAGAAATAAAGCTGGTATAATCTTCGAAGCTGCACTTAAGTCTAAGTTAAGTGAAGAAGTTGAACGCATGGAAGCAAATTATGCTGAAGCGCTTCAAGAGGAAATCGAAACAACTAAAGCCGACCTAGTCGAAAAAGTTGATGGTTACCTAAACTACGTAGTTGAAAATTGGATGGAAGAAAACCGTCTTGCAATTCACAACGGTCTCCGTACTGAAATTGCAGAAGGTTTCATGGAAAAGCTTAAAGATCTCTTCACAGAATCTTATATTGAAGTTCCAGATTCCAAAGTCGACCTAGTTGACGATTTAGCTGAACAAGTTGCATCTCTTGAAGAGAAACTTGACGCAACTACAGCTAATGCAATCGAAATGGCAGAAGAGCTTAACTTGTATAAGCGCTACGACGTCATTCGTGAAGCCGCGCGCGGCCTCGCAGAAACAGAAATTGAAAAGCTAGCAAATCTAGCTGAAGATCTTGACTTTGAATCAGAAGAAGCTTTCGCTGCGAAAGTGAAAACTATCAAAGAATCATACTTCACTAAAAAATCATCTTCTGAATCTATCGCAGAATCATTTGAAGAAGATACTGACGACGATACAGTCGAAGTTTCTGGCGCAATGGCTGCATATGTTAATGCAATTAAGAAAAACCAAAAATAAGGAAATCCAATTATGGAAACATATGATCGTTTAACAGAGAAATGGGCTCCAGTTCTCAACGAAGGCGCAGACATCAAAGATGCTCACCGTCGTGCCGTAACGGCTGTTGTTCTTGAGAACCAAGAAAAAGAGTTTGCTTCACAAGCTGCTCAAAACAACATGCTTACAGAAGCAGC